TTACCGACCCAGCGCTCTGATATAGGCCTGACAGGCCTGCAAGGCAATCAGTCCGCGATCACCGGCGTCGGTGATGGCGATAATTCGTTGAGCATGCGCCGGGTCAAGTCGGGCGCGTGGGGCGCCATGATCCAGGCCGCTGGCGCGGGAGGCGGCAGGCACCGCACAACCGGCGGCAACATCGTCGGCGTCGAGGAGGACTGACAGCCGTACATCGGCAGTAGCAAGGCGATCGCGCAGACGATCCTGGTCACGTTGGGCATCGTTCAAGGCTCGGTAATGGGTTTGTTCGCTGGCGGCGAGCTGCTGCTCCAGGGCCAGGCGCTTGTCTTGCTCGGCCTTTTGCTGCGTCGCGGCCGCTTGGGTCATTTGATTAAGCGTCTCGGCCTGGGACTGTGCGAGTCGGGCCAACTGCTGTCCGTAACGCCAGTCCTGGAACTGCCACGCGAGCATCGCCGAACCGCCGGCCAGCAGCGCGAGCAGCACCACAATGCCCAGGGCGCGAGACGAAAAAGGCATCAGGTCGAAGGTTGGCATAACACCGCCTTCGCCCGGGCCCAGAGCTGCAGACGCTCCTCCAAGCCGTTCAAACCGCCGTTGATACGCCGGGTGATGCTGTTGAACTGATCGCGGTCGGCCAGTTCGTTCAAGCCGTTCTGCTCCCAGAACCAAGCGGCGGACTCGCTGGCCCATTGCGGCTGTTCAAGAAGCTCAGGCAAGGCCAGCAGGCGTTCGTCGCCGAACAGCCCCTGACTGCAGCGAAGGTAATTGTCACGGCCGGTTATCTGGATCAGCCCTCGGCCGCGATACTTCTGCCCGTCGCCGTCAGCCTGGGGCGAGTTGCCCAGGCGAACAGCCAGGGTTCCGGTATCGTACTTGCTAAGGTATTGCTCGCCGCCCAGCTCGCGTACATAACGCAATTGTCCCGACTCATGACCGACCTGGGCCAGGAACGCGGCCATGCGTTTGGGTGTGTCGATACGATAGTGGGACATGGCGGTGTTCAGCGCGGAAATAAAAACGCCCGCTTGGGTGCGGGCGTTGGGCATGATGTTGATAAGTTGCTGCTGCGTAAGGTCCATGTTCAGGTCATCGCAAGTGCATGATCAAAGATGTCCGGCCAGCCAGGACGGCGCAACCGGACGATATTCAGTGACTGGAAAGTGCTCATCCTGCGGCCAATCCCTCAGAGCCCGGCGATAAGCCTGGAGCTGTGTGTACTGTGTTTGATCCAGCGTCGTACCGCCGCCGTCGTCCATTTCGTCGCGATCCCTCGCTATGAGGCGGTCGGTTGCTGTGAGCGATCCATCACGCCAATTCTTCTCATTGGTCATTCGTACCGTGAGCTCATTAACGGACAGTTCTAGGAGCACCGGACGACCTTTGGCGTCCGACTCGATACGTTTGTTCAGGAAGGGAGCGGCAAATAAGGTTCGATATTCTTCATCGGTGATCTTGATCGCGTCTTCAGGAAGACTGCCAGAGTGATCGATAGAGTTGTAGAACCCACCCGTGGATTGAGCGTAATAAATCAACATATTCACCTCCCCTTCAATAACCTATCGCTCGCCATAGTCCAGTCCAATTTGAATAGGCGCCATTGTAGTCCCGCCCATAAAGTCTGAACTGGCTCAGCGAGCCTGTGGAGACTCCAAAAGACGCACAGGTGGGGCCTCCATCGGTCACTACGATGTTTCTAACAGCGTTAGGGAAAGACATAGGAAACGTTACGATAACGCCATTGGCATCCGCCCCGCTGGAAGAAACACCCCACTGCTCGATAACATATCCCGTCGGACTCGTTGTATCAGGCGTCCGCTTCCAACCATTGGGTTGCAATGACGAAGTGGACATAGCCGAATACTTCAACGCCACCGTACCGCCAATAAGACGCCATTGGTTATTGAGCTTGATGAACTCCGCCGTTTCGCCCAGACCGATAGTGATTGTTCCCTGCGCACCATTCGATGCGCATAGCACATCAACAGCGGATGCCGTCGAAACGGTAACGATGCCTGATCCAGCATTGACAATTGTTACTGTGGCGGCATGTATGATTTCGGCTGTAGCCGGCAGCCTCGCGGTAACCGGTGTATTACTGGCGAAACTGACAACTCCGCCAACATCCGATAGGGTCAATGTCGCCCCGGTGTTGTAAACATCGAATCCGCCATACTGCATCCCGCTGCGGAGTACGTATTCAGTCGTTGCAACGGCCCTGCTGTTATCGAATAGCGGTGCGGTAAGAAACAATCCGCTGCCACGCAAGGCGGTGAGCAATTGGTTATAGAGGGCTTCAGACGGCACTATCCCCGCCACCTGAATGACATTGAGCAGTTCCTGCGTCACACCATTGCCCCAACTGGCGGGAATCAAGGAACCCGGCGTACCCGCCAAGGGATCCTCATCCACGAACCTGCCGTTCGACAGGCCTGCGCTGGGCACACTTTTTGGATAATCCAATTTTTCGCTCCTGACTGACCAGCGATCAAAATGAAGGCGATATAAAGCCTCACCGTTAATACGCAGTGGCACGATAAATTAAGGGAATTCTGATGTTTTGCCGTGGGTTGCTTAAGCGGCAGGCTCAGGCATGACAGGCCAGTTGATATCGGTAGGAAAACCGATCTGATGCTGGATACGATTCAATTCAACGCTATAGAGTTTCCACTCCATCAGCGCCAGTTGTTCCTGGTCGCTGGCGTCGCCGATGTCTTCGGCGTATTGCAGGGGGGCTATACGCAGAACTGCATCGCGAAGAAGAGCATCCCGTTCGGCGAAAACCTGGGCCTTGACGTCGCTCAGTTGTGACTCAGCGTCGAACTGCCAGGTAGGGTCTTTCCAGATATGGTAATTGCCCGGCCAGGGTTCCCTAGTGAACGCATCCGGTAACTCCCCAAGTTCGCCCCAGATCTGCTGGCCGCCATCCTCCTTGCGATAAACCAAACCACGATGATCAACCACCTCTCGAGGAACATTATTCACCAGGGCCCACGTACGGCCCTTTTCAGGCGGGGGGAGCTCAAACGAAATTCCAACAGCATTACTGGGGATCTGAACGCCAATACCCGGCGTTACGGAAAACTCCACGGGCCCGGACAATGCGCCGGCTTTATCGAATAGATAATAAAACACAGACACCTCAGATTAGTTTTATACGCGCAGGATAGGCGATGTTGCGCGGGCGGGATTTGAAAGAGTAAAGCAGCGTATTGGCCGTATCCATCTGGTAAGTGGTCCCGGCAGGGAAAGTCGGACCGCCGTTTACCAGATCTCCGATGATTTTGATTTCCTCGCGGGTATTGGCACCGACTGTGGAAAGGCTATCGGACCATCTTGATCCAACCGCACCAGCCCCTTGTGCCCCTAGCGCATGGGAGTGAACAGTGCCGGGTTGAAAGGTCCCCATTGCCCGTCCAGAATCCACAGAGCGCCCTTCGTCCAGGATCCGCAGGAACTCTCCCCGCCCTTCCGGCGCACGAAACGTGAGTGCGCCATCACCGGAACTCCATTTGCCTTCATTGCCTTCCCGAGTAGCCTCGGTACCGAGCATTCCTGACTGTTGGGCGTGATCCCAGAGCCAAGGCCATTCAGCACGCTTCATGACCGTGCCATTTAGCGCACCGTAACCTCCCGGGCTCAGTTGGATAGTCGTCTCAAAAGTCGGGCGGCCCAAAGGCGTGTTGTCAAACCTTCCCATGGGCCACCAACTCCCGGCGCCGTCACTGCGCAAATGCCACCAGTCACCACTGCCCATCAAAACCAGAAACGGATAGCCAACGGCCGAAAGATGGGTGTGGAACTTGATTCGATCAGTGCCGGCCGCCTGGACCACGAGTCGATTGCCACTGTTGTCCAAGCGTCGAATGATGACGTCTCGAACACCCATCCCAACGTTGGCCGGGGGCAACCCGATCGAGGTGGCGCCGGCGTTGGCGTCAATCAATACAAGACCAAGTTCATTTGCCGTCAGCGCTTTCGACAGGGTCAGCCGTGTAACCACCGAGCGTGTAGGGGTCGTGGTACCAATGATCTTCTGAACAGCCTTGAAAAGCTGATTGGTGTCCGCTTCGGATGGCGCCATGTCGGCGCCGGCAATCACCCCCAGAATCTCCTGTGTGACGCTGTTGCCCCACACGGCGGGAATCAAGGATCCCGGCGTGCCTTCGACGGGGTTTTCATCCACGAACCGGCCGTTCACCAGCCCGACGCTGGGAACACTTTTTGGATAATCCATGTTCTATTTCTCTCTATGAGGCGGGGCTCAAGCGTGAAGAGGTAGTGCTCGGATAGTCGCGAGCACGTCATCAGCGGCTTGACTGGCGAGATCCGCCTTGCCTTTGGCCATGTGCGCGCGGATCTGTGTCTTGGCCTTGAGGCGCAGTTCGCGAAGTGCCAGCAGGTTCGCTTCGAATTCGGCGGCCTTGGCGAGAATCTGATCCGCCGCCTGCCTGGCTGTGCGCCCTTTGACAACCCACGCCGAAACGGCCAGTGGAACGGCTTTTTTCGGGTAGCCCTGATCCTTGAAGGCCTGTGCCTCCAGGGCGGCTTGTTGGTATTCCAGGGCGCGTAGTGGATCACCGGCCAGCGTGCGACGTGCGCTGTCAGCAGCGGCATCGACCTTGGTGCACAAGCGTTCGGCTTCCTGGCGCAACAGCTCAGCAGCATTCTCTTCAGTCAGCACCCAGGTGCCGTCCTCCCAGGCATGGGCGAAAGAAGGTGCAGGCGGGCGAAGTCCATCTTCGTACTGGTGCAGTTCTTGAATGACTTTCATCGGATCAGCTCCCAGGACAGGTGAACATTGATTGCGTTGGTAAAATTGACGCCGATACCCACGCTGTAATCGGTCAATGCCTGGTGCCCCTTGATTCCCATGCTCAGCAACAGCTCGTCGCTCTCGGCATTGGTGGCACCCAATGTGTGCTCGGCCTGAAAGCACTGCCAAAGCGAGCGAGATTGAGAGTGATCAAAGCTGGCTGTGACGGTAGAAACCGTAACGTCGTTGACAACGTTATTGGAAAACAGCACACACATGTATGGGCCGCTCCAGCCCACCGCATTGTTACCGATACTTTGTAAGGCGGGTGACAGATAGCTGTAGTTGCCCCCAACCCACCCGGCCTGAACAAACGCCAGCGAAGTCACGGCACTGGGAGAGGGTGTTGGATTGCCCGCCACAAGTCGCGCCGCACGTGCATGCGGATCCAGCGGCAGATAAACCACCCCCGTGCCATTCACCGTTTGAGTCCAGGTCAATTGAGCACGGTTGTAGATCGTGCGAATCGTCGGCAAGGAGCCCGGCGCCCCGGTCATCACCCAGGCCAGGCACATGTCCAGGGGCGTGGACGCAAACCCGCCGCCGGACGCTCCGTTGACAGTCCCCTTCAAGGATTCCGGCGAGAGGTCATACAGGCTTCCACGCTGCATATAGAACGTCAGCGCGCCGCCTATGACCTGCGCTCTAAGAAAATAGCTGGCGCTGGGCAACAAATCGGTGCTGCTCCAGGCCGCCGTCACGTAAGTACGGGATCGACCCAACCGCCCACTTACCACCTCTTGTCCAATGCTGATGTACACACCCGCCGGAATCGAGACGCGACCGCCGCTGGTTGATAGTGCCGTTGGCGTTACTGCCAGACGGGCGTCTGCCGTTGCAATCGTTGGCAGCGGCAAAGCGGCGATCGGAAGCGCGAGATCCTGGTTCCAGCCCTTGGCGGTGACTGACTGAATCGCCTCGAGCAGTTGATCGTTTTGGGTTTCATCTGGGGTCAGATCCCCCGCCTTGATGACATTCACAATCTCTTGCGTTACACCATTTCCCCACGCTGCCGGAATCAACGACCCCGGCGTTCCGGTCAATGGGTTTTCATCCACGAACTTCCCATTCACCAAGCCGGCGCTGGGCACACTCTTCGGATAATCCATCCGTTTACTCCCTAGTCATAATTGATGTGAACCTTGGTATGCGCCGGCGCACTGCGGTGGATCAGACACTCAAGGGCCGAGCCCGGGTTGACGCCAAAACGTTCACCCCAATAGCTGGCGCCAAAACGTCGGCCCAACAGCAGGCGACCGCCGGTGTTGAGGGTCCACATGAATTGCGCCTGCCAAGTGCCAAAGTGAGCCTCGCCGAATCGTGCGCGGCCCATGCGCGGGGCCTTCAGTTCAGTGATCGTTGCGTTGGGGTAACCCTGGCTCTTGGCGATTTCCACGTAATAGGCAATGGCCTGGCTACCGACCGCCAACAACCGCCGACGCACCGCCAAGCGACGATCGTCATACAACGGCGTGGCGCCCAGGCACGGATCGGGCAGGTTCATCACCCGCTCCCAATCCGGCACCAGTTCACTCACTCCCGCCGGGTCCATTTCGTTGAGCAAGTCGGCGGCACGGGCGTCGAGGCGGGCCAGCTCCTGGGCGATGCCTTCAAGCACATGCTCAAGTTCCGGCACGCGCTCCGGATCCCACGCCGGGCCGCTGGGCAGCAGGCTGCGCAGTTGGGCCTGGTACTGCTCGGCGGTTCTTATTCCAGCCATGTGCAGCCTCCGAAGGTCAGCAACTGGTTGCTGGCGGCGGCGACATCGGTGACGGGTGCGGAGAGTTTGTGGTCGGTTTCGCCGGTAGCGCTGCTGATGGCTTCAGTGATATGGCTTAGCAACAGCGTTTCGCCGAGGCCGGCTTCGCGGTTGTGCAGGTCGCGCAGTTGCGCCTCGACGGCCGCGCGCACGGCGCTGGTGTCCGGGGTGATGCGCAGCCTGTAACTCACCGGCACCTGCGTTGGCGCCAGCACGTGCAACTCGGCGGTCACCGGACGCAAGGGCTCGATGTAGGCCCGCACCTCCTCCAATTGCTCGGCATTGGGAATCGGCTGCAAATCGTCGTCACGCATGACGAACAAGCCGACAGTGCCGGGTCCCAGGTAGCTGCCGCGACACCAGGCGCGGGTAATGCCGGGGCACTCCAGGGCCCAGGTTTCATAGTCCTGGGCCGAGCCGCCGTGAGGGATGATGCGGTAGGAGCGGATCACCCGGGCCCGTAGCGATTCGAGGCTTTCCCGGGCAACACCGCCGGTCAGCCCCGGCGCCAGCACGGTGAAGCTGCTGCCAATGCCGAGGATCGGTTGGATTGGCGTCAGCACCAGGCCGGCGTCGGCGTTGCCCAGGCTGCCAGCGTCCAGTGCGGCGATGGTGGTGCTGTTCAGGCCATTGCTGGTAGTGCGGGCGGTGGTCACTTTGAATGTGCGGCCATCGGCGGATTGCAACAGCGTGTCGACATCCAGTACCGCGCCAGCGGTAGCGCTGAAACTGACACTGCCGCTGGCCACCTGGGCCGCTTTGCGCGCCTGGTTCAGGCGCAGGGCAGCGATGCGTTCAAGGGTGGATTCATCGGCCTTGTCCGGCAGGATCTGCTCGGCGATCCAGTCCAGGTAGCCATACAGGCCATAGGCGGCGCCACCCAGGGTGCGGGCCAGCACTTGGGCATCGGACTGGCGCAGCGAATCGCTGGCCAGGTCGCTTTGGGCGCGTTTGATCAGCACCGGCAGCGAAGGGGTTTCAAACGGCATAGGTCACCTGCCAACTGTTATCGGGGTTGATGTCCAGGCGCTCGCCGTCAGCCAGGGTCAGGACCGTGCGCAGGTTCAGGCGCTGGGCGTCGAGGCGTTCGCTGAGGATGTCGATGGCGCTGCAGTGCCCGTCATCGATCAGCCATTGCAAGGCTTCGCGAGCATAAAATTCGGCGTCGAGCTGGGTCTGGCGAGTCAGCTTGACCCGGCGCAACAGCCACAGTCGCGAGCCGATGCGGTCGTCGGCAACGGTCGGAAAGGTGTCGCCCCACCAGCCGAAACGTTCTTCATCATCGACAGCATCGTCGTCAGCGGCGCGGCGCCAGGTGAACAGGCTGATCAGCACCGAGCGGGTCAGTGCGGCGTGCAGGTTCTGGCTGATGAACATCATTGACCTCCCGCCGGCGCGCCGGTCTGACCGTTGCCGGCCTGTACACCGACATGCACGTGTTTGATCTGGCTAATGCCGCCGGCGATCTGGTCGCCCTGGGAAACGATCTTGCCGGTGTGGTTGATGACCGGGCTGTCGATGTTCACCGCACTGCTGGCGCGGATGTTCAGGGTTACGGTCTGGATGTCGATGACACGACCACGCTTGAAGTGGAGCTTGTCGCCTTCGTCGGTGTAGAGCGCCACTTCGCCAGGGGCCAGGGCCTGGAGGCGAAAACGGCGATCGGCGACCACCAGCACCACCGCATGGGAACGGTCCCCCCCCAGGAATGTGGCAATGCCCTCGGCACCGGCCAACGGGTTGCTGGTGAAGCCGTAGGGTTCGAAGTGCTCCATGTCGTCGTTCACTTCGCCGGCGGTGAGGCGCATTTGCAGCGACTGCAACTTGGTGGCCGAATTGGCGAGCACGACAGTGCCGCGCGCCAGGAGGCGGGTCAGTAGGCTCATTGAGGTTTCCTTGAGAATCGGGGACTTGAACGCGGTGTTCGGATCAACACCTCTATTGGCTGCGCCGCCGCCATCGCGAGCGGGCTCGCTCCCACAAGGGATTTGCGGTGGGCAGAAACTTGGAGACGGTCTCGAAATACTGTGGGAGCGAGCTTGCTCGCGATGGCGGTAGCACATCCAACATCGATGCAAGCTGACCCACCGCTTTCGCGAGCAAGCCCGCTCCCACAAGGGATTTGCGGGTGGGCAGAAACTTGGAGGCGGTCTCGAAATACTGTGGGAGCGAGCCTGCTCGCGATGGCGGCAGCACATCCAACATCGATGCAAGCTGACCCACCGCTTTTGAGAGCAAGCTCGCTCCCACAGGGGATCTGTGGTGGGCAGGCATCGGTTCCGGGCTCAGGTTTTGGGCGGTACCGGGTTGGCGTCGAAGGTATGCGGCGGCGCGACTTGCAGGGTGGTGACGGAGCCTTGTGCCGACAGCGAGTACGTCACTTTGGAAATCAGCATGTCACCGTCGAACCCCAGCACCGGGTCGATCACTCGCACCAAGGTGTTATGCCGCCACAAGTCGCCATTGGCCTGGCGCCAACCCTGCACGCGGTAGGTGGTGGTCAGGGCCTTGCCGGTACGGATGGCGCTTTCCCAGTCGGCCCGTTGCTGGGCCAGTTCGAAGGTCAACTGCGCGCTTTCGCTGATCACCGTCACCCGCTTGCGCTTGAAGCTCAGGTCCGTGGCGGTGCCGGAGACTTCACTCACCGCCGCCCCGCTCTGCTGATCACTGCCCTTGTGCTGGCCAATGACCCGGTATTCAGAGAACACCTGGCTGTAGTCCATCGGTGCGTTACCGGAGAGAATGTTCTTGCCCAGCTCCAGCACATCACTGGCCCGTCCGCCGCTGCCGGGTTTGGCCAGTAGCACGCGCCCTTGCGCGTCATCGGTGGAGAACACCCGGAACAATGTCAGCAAACGGTCGATGGATTGAAAGACCGTTTCCCCTGGCACGATGCTGTGTTCGCTCAACCGCGCGGTTTCAGGGATTTCACTGATGACCCCCACGCCGTATTGCGACGCCAGGGCCTGGACGATGCTCAACACCGTTTGCCCACGCCATTGAGTCGGACGGTTGATCGCCGCGCAGTCCACCAGATCCTGGGTCTTGGAACCGCCTTCAATGCTCAGGCTGATCTGCCGACCGTCATAGCTGACCGGTGCCTTGAACACATAACCACTGAGGACCAGGTCGGCACCAATGCGCACCTGGCATTCATCGCCCGGACGGATCGGCACCGCTTGCGTCTGCCCCGGCCATTGCCAGGTGATGTCGAGTTTGAAGGTGCGGAACTGACGCTCCAGGTCCGCACTGATTTCCACACTTTTCCAGCCGCCGTAATCCAGCCCGCCGACGGTAAGTGAGACAGCATAGTCGAGCTCGTTCATGGCTTACTCCCCGGAGACTTTCAGGTCATTGGGCGGCAGGAAACCAGGATGGGCTACACCGTTACGCTGGGTCACTTCAGTCACCCGGGTGGCATCGGCAAATTGCTGATACGCCACCACCAGCGCTGGCAGGCTTTGCTTGAACGACAGGTTGATCAGCCTGACACCCGACGACGCCACCGCCGTCAAGTGCGCGGCCATTTGCTGGCGCAGGTTGTTCATCGCCTGGTAGTGCTCCGGATCAGCCTTGAGGGAGGCTTGCCAGATCGCATCGTTAAGCGCATCGCGCAGGGCCAGCACATCGTCGGCCACCGGCACGTCCCGGCGCTGGACCGGTTGCACGGCCTGTTGCGCCACCGACGGCGTGGCGCCCAACTTGACCACAGGCGCCGCCACCGGCATCGCCGCAATCCATTGCGCGGCCTGCACCAGCAGCGTGTCCTGCACCAGATCGGCCACGGCCTGGGCCGCCGCTGTGGTGTCCTTGCCGGTGGTGAGTTTGGGCGCGTCGGCCTTGCGAATGGCCTCCACCTGTTGCGACACGCTGGCAATCACGCCGCGATAGCCGTCACGGGCAAAGTTCTTTAGCTCGCGGATGTCGCCCAGCAACCCCTTGAACTCGGCCACCACGTCCTTGGGCAGCTCTTTCACCGCCTTGACCAGATCGCTGAGTTGCCGATAGGTCTCGATCAACGGCTTGAGCTCCTGCTCGATCACGCCGTAGATGTCCTTGAGGCTGTTGCGCAGATCCGCGATACCGATCCGCGCGGCCTTGATCAACGTCATGGCATCTTCAAAGCGCCGCACCGCCGAACCGAGGAAGCTGTCGGCAGAGACCAGCAGCAGTTTCTGACTATTGATCGCGGCCGAAGGGAATTGCAGTGGCTGGTCGGGGTAGAACTTCAGGGCGAACGTCACCAGCCCACCGTCCTGGCGGGTCTGGGTCATGTCGCACTCACCGACCTTGACCTGCAGGCGCCCCAGCCATGGATGCACCAGTTCACCGCTGCCCTGCTCCAAAGCCTTGAGCAGCTTGTCGCGCTGCTCCAGGCAATCGGGGCCGACGATGAACGCGGTCAACTCATGAATCTTCGCCTGCTGGCCGAGCCCCTCGAAAAACGGCTGGTCGCGCTGTGGATATTCATGCAACTGGCCTTTGTGGCCGACCGGGGTTTTCGCCTGATCGACCCAGAACCCGACGCCACGAAACGACGCCGGCAACAAACGATCACGCCAGCTCATTGGAGCCTCCTGTGGAAAGTGAGCGATAGCCGATGCGCGAACTCACCGCCAGGGCCGGTTGATTGGTCTGGGGCGGATCGGCGCGCAACCCGGCCGGGGCGTTTTCGAAACGCACGGTCAGGCCGCCTTCGAGTTGCGTGCGGTTGTTGGCGGCACTTTGTTGCACCAGGGCACTGGAGGTTTGCGGCAACGCACCCGGCGCCAGCGAGGTTTTCGCTGGCCCGTTGGCGGACGCTGGCGCCAGGCTGGACGACAGGCCCAGAGGCTGCTCGCTGGCCCCGCCAAAAAACGCCGGCGCCAGCTCTCCCTTGCCTTCGGCGTTGGTCTGTCGCTGCGCCTCGGTCAGGCCTTCGACCTTGCCGGTGAACGAGGTGATCATCTCGCCGAAGCCGCCGTTGAAAAAAGCCTTGATCGGCGCGATCACCTCCTGCAACTCGTTCCACCACTGGCTGAACCACTCGCCCACCGGCCCCCACTGCTTGGTGAGGCCCTCAATGGGTGACCAATCGAACAGGCCGCTGAACACCGCCAGCATGGTCGACACCTGATTGCTGATGCCCTCCCAGATCCCGGCGAAGACTTCACCGATCGTGCCCCAGTTGGCCATGATCAGTCCCAACGGCGTCCAGTCGAACAGGCCTTTCAGAGCGTCCGTTACCGGCACGGTCAAGGCCTTGAGCAGGTCCCAGATCGCCGCGAACAACCCGGTCAGGGGCGTCCAATTGGCAACAATCAAACCCAAGGGTGACCAGGCGAACAGCGTCTGCATGAAACCGATGATCGGCGTTGCCGCCGCCACGATCACATTCCAGAGCTCGCCTAAAAAGCTGCTGATCGGGCCCCAATTACTGATCACCAGCCCCATCGGGGTGAAGGCGAACATCGTCTTGAAGAACTCGACCATCGGCAGCACGATGGGCGCAAGCCGCTGCCAGAGCCCGGCGAAGAACGCCGAAATCGGCGTCCAGTGGGCGATGATCATTCCTGCCGCCAAGGCGATGCCCATGGCAATCAAGCCGATGGGATTCATCTTCAAGGCCAGGTTCACCACCTCGAACGCCTGGCTTGCGCCGCTGACCGCCATCTGGATCGCGTTGAACGCTACGACGCCATTTGCCAGGCCCTGTACCAGTTGAGGGTTGTCCTGCAGTACCTGGGCCACGCCGCTGACCATGGGCTGCAAACTGACCGCCACCGCGTTGACCGCAGGCCCCAAGGCCGAGCCGAACTGCACCGACACGTTGCTGATGGAAGTCTTCAATCCATCCAGGTTCTGTGCCGCTACACGGGGCGCGTCAGGCGCCTGGACGGCGCTGGCCGCCGCGCTCGCTGCGCCCGCTTCGTCCTTGAAGGCCAGCGCCGACTTGAGCCCGTCCATAAACGGTTGGGCCAGGCCGCCGCTGGGCAGCAGACCGGAAATGTCCAGGCTGCCCAGGCCCGTGGCGTCGAGGTTCTGCTTGAAACTCGCGACCTTCGCACGAAGGCCGGCGAGCTTGGGTGACAGCTCATCGATGCCCGTGAGCAGCACCGCCTTTTTCTCTACCTTCTGTGTGTCTGCCATCACTGCACCTGCTGCATCGCATTGATCCGTTGCGCGTGCTCCAGGGATTCGCGGAGCACATCCAGTGGCCTGGCCATCATCTGTTCGGGGTCAACCTTCCAGAACCAGGCCAGGTCATAGGCGGCGGCGATCAGGTCGCCGATGGCTGCGACGCCGCACTCATGAAAAAACTCGCGACGGCCCAGCTCAGGGCATTGAGGTCAGCCAGGTCCAACTGGTTGACCGACGACGGCGGGATACCGGCGCACACCGCGATGTATTTGGCCGCGACGTCCATGTCCAGGCTCACCTCCTCGCTCTTGTCGATCTTGTACGGCAGCGCCTTGATCGCCCGGACTTCCTGCACCGTCGGACGGCGCAGGGTCAGTTCGCTCACAGGCTCGCCGTGGGCCTCGATGGCCACGCGCAGCGTCACAACATCGCTCATTGCCAGGTCCCCTTGATGCCTTCGAATTTCAGCTCGATGGTGGCGTCGTCACCCTTGGACACAGGCTCTTCCACCAGGTAGGCGCCGGCCAGCACGTAGACCTTGCCGTTGTTGAATTCGCAGGTGACGGTCATGTCGGTGCCCGCAACCAGTTGCTTGAGCGGGAAGTCCGCGGTGTGCAGCGCCGTCACCTTGAAGGACGGGGCAATGTCGGTTTCCTTGTAGAAACCCGGTACGACGGTTTCGCGTTTAGTGAACATCAGTGGCGCTTCGCAGCCACCGTTGATGGTCAGTTGAGCGCCGTCCACTTTGACGTAGCAGGTGCCCGCAATCAGTTGACCCATGGTGTTTCTCCCTTCAATAAAAAGCCCACGCGAAGTGGGCTGAATTCATGCGATTGAACGCGACCTTCAGGCGGCGTCGTCGTATTGCAGACGGAACTGGTTGAGCAGCGCGAACACCCGCAGGCCGTTGATGTAATCCGGCGGGAACAGCACATTGACCCGGCTCGGGTCCTGACTGTCACGCTCGACCACCAGGTGCTCGGCGAACAGCTCGGCGTTTTCCACATGGCCTTCCAGTTCGAGCTTGGCGTATTGAGCAATCAGCTCGCCGCGAATCGTGCTCGGGGTCACGATGGGCTGGCCGGCGCCGAAACGGGTGCCGTCGGCGGCCAGTTTGTGGCGACCGTACTTGCTGGTGATCACGCTTTGCAGGCGACGGACGATGAACGCCGACTGGTGCATGGTTTCGCTGTCCAGGTAGGAATTGTCAGCCTGGCCGAAGGCGTTCTTCTGATAGGTGGTGATGGAACGCTGGATGCGCACGTAGCCACCTTCGTAATACGCGGTCGCGATGCCGTAGTTGAGCAGTGACTGGCGCTCGGTCAGGGTGAAACGTTCGCTGGCCGGTGCCGGGTCCAAGCCTGGCAGGCTGCCGCTCTGGGTCGGACGGCTGGCGTCGGCGGAGATGAACACCGCCGTGCGCGCAGCCAACGCAGCGGCCTGGACCCAGAACGGTTGCGGTACGCCCAGTTCCAGGGCCTGGATGGTCATGTGCTGGTCGTTGCGTGCCTGACCGGCAGCAACCAGGGTGCCAATAGTGCCGCGCTTGGCGCTGTAGACATGGCCGAACAACTGCTTGGCCCAGGACCAGCGACCGGTGTTGTCGTCCATGACCGCTTGCCAGGTGTTGAGGCTCGCCACATCGGACCAGGGCATGGCGATGAACTCGAACGGTTCGTCACCCAGGGCCGCAACGGCAGCGGTCTGGTCCGGCACACCGGCGCCGCCGGTCATCGCAGTAATGGCGGTGGTCAGCCCCGCCGGGGTGTTTTCGCCATTGCTCTTGCCCAGGCGATTGAATTGCAGGCTGATGTCGTTGCCGCTGTCACCGGTCCATTTGGCGCGCAGGGTTACGACACCTTCGGCGGACGCAGCAGTCACCGGCAAGTCGGCGGCCGCGTTGATTTTCAAGGCCAGCGCAGAGGCGGCCTGGGCTGCAGTGGCGCCGTTGACGATGGCGGCCTGGACGCGCACACCGCCAACGTACAGGTTGAGCACACCACTTTCAGTCGCGGCGCCGGTGAAGGTCAGCACGCCCTGGGCGATGGCGCCTTCGACGTTGTGCAGCGGCAGGCACCAGACTTCACCGAGCGGGTCGGTCTTGCGCCAGGTCTCGTACATCGAGGCGAGCATCGAGCCCTGCCCGCCAATGTTCTTGGCCAGCGCGACGCTGGACACCAGCACCAGTTTGCCGACTTCCGCCGGGGCGACGTTGTCGTTGACCTGGGCGACGATCAACCGGCGCATGGCCGATGACGCGCTATTGGCGGCCGAGTTGTCCATTTCGGCGTAGAACAGCGGCACACGAATGTCCGCGGGAATATTGCTGAATCCGATCGCCATTATTTGGCTCCCTGTGGTTTTGCCGCTTTCACGGCTTTGGTAGTGATATCGCCATCGGCCAGACGTCGACGCCACCAGGCGTTGTCTGGCACTTCACGGCCTTCGAGGGGCAACAGATCGCCCGCTTCCGGGTCCGGTACGGCACGGCCCGGGGCCGGCAGCACGGTGATGCGTTTGCTCATGGGGTTACGTCTCCAGAGAAAGTCAGTTCCACGCGCCCGTCGGGGCCGGGACGTTTCAGGTTGGGGTCCGCCGGGTCGATGGCATCGACCCGCACGGTGGCCCCGGTAAAGGACGACAAGCCGTCCAGTTCACGTTCGTGCCAGCTTTCGGCAGGCTGGCTCGCCAGATTGCGGCCCAGCTGGAACTCGACGAAAAAGCGCAGCCGGTACAACACACGGCTGCTATTGATGGAAACCAGTTCACTGCCGTCGTACTCGACGCCGGTGTACTCGGCGCCCGGCTTGAACCCCACCAGTGCGCGCCACAGTTCGGCCCGCAGGTCGTGCAACAGATCCAGCGCTTTTGTCGCATCAGTGGCGTCGAGCACCAGCACGGCATCGAAGCGATCACGCACCGCTTGCAGCGTGACGTTCTGAGCTGCGTTCTTGCTGGCAATGTCGGCGGTAGGCAGGACATAGGCGCAAGGGGTCTGCAGCGGGGTCTCGGCTTGCAGTGTGGCGAGGTCAAAGCCTGCGGCCACGCGATGGGCGAGCGTCGGACATTGCTCACGCAACTGCGTGAGGATCGGTGTGATCTTCATGGGGGGACTCCAGTATCTGAAGGTGCGAGTCATCCCTGTGGGAGCGGGCTCGCTCGCAAAAGCGGTAGGTCAGGCAGCATTGATGTTGGATGTGCTGGCGTCTTCGCGAGCAAGCTCGCTCCCACAGGAGGACTCGGTTGGGCGCAGAGGTACGTGCAACGCTGAACAAATCTGTGGGAGCGAGCTTGCTCGCGATGGCGGCGTGTCAGTCAGTGCAAATGTTGAATGTCAGAGCGCAATCGCGAGCAAGCTCCCACAGGGGATTGGGGTCAGGCCTTGGCATCCAGGCAGGTTGCATTGATCAAGCAGCGATAGCTTTTTTCCCGATCGCCACTGGCGGTGACCTTGTCGATCGACCAGCGACCGCGCATGAAATGGCCTGCGTTGACCTGAATATTGCTCGAATCGAGTAGGAGGCGGCTTCATAGCCGCCGTCCTCTCACACCACCGTACGTACGGACCTGTATACGGCGGTTCAAGTTATGCGATTAAGCCGAGTGATCGTATCCAATATTGAGAACAGCCCAAGCCGATCCCACAGTTTCTTCAGTAGCGCCTGATTCAAATGCGCTGCTCCTGAGCTCCACCATGGTCCACCATGGTCCACCATGGTCCACCATGGTCCACGACCATTGAACGCCGATGTACAGGCAAGGCGTCTGCCAAGCCCCCAGACGTATCCAGTTACGCGCCCTTGTTGAGAGTCGTTTCCATTTACGCTAGATGGCACAACGCAGCTTGCGACGCACCCAACCATCAATCTTTTCAAGTGGTCGCTTGCTCTGGCTTCTCCTGAAGTAACCTGCCCAGCCACGCAGTACGGGGTTTATCCGTTCGATGACACCAGTCATCTTGTGGCCCCGCATTCTGCGCAGCAGTTCCCTGAGTCACAGCACTCCGTGCAAGTATTGGGCTTGATGAAGTTTGCCCCCTTACCCCACTGTGCCGCCTCTATCCGCTTCCTGTTCGTCAGGCCAGCATTTTGCCTCGGGCTTCCTTCAGATTCGCAGTCACCCGTGACACTCTTGCCTTTGGCTAACACTTCCCCTTGCCGGGTGTGTAGAGGACTTGCACCTCCAAGTCACCAGCGTGGCCACAACAGCCAAGCTGGTTGCGCTTACGCGCAACGCGCCATGCCTGGCGCACAAACTAAAAGGCCCCGATCAATGTCGAGGCCCTAGAGATAGGTGCGGATGAGCGGAAATGATTCCAATATACGAGGTTCCGTCCGGACTCGAACCGGCAAACCGGTGCAGCTTTCTCGAGCATCATCCTGCGCAGTCATGCGCATGATGTCTGAGGAGCTACAGCCTGATAATCGATTCCTGCTTCTTGGGAGCGGCAAGCACCAACAAAACCAACGTCAATGCGTAGAAAATCAATCCCAAAATACCTAAAAAAGTGTCGTAAGTATAAGCGCCGGATACAAGCACCCCAAGAATAGCGGTAAGCATAAAAACAAGATTCGCCAAAGCATAAATAAACAAACGAAGCTTGTATGCCTTATACCTCATTACAATCAGCCCCACCCCTCCCAAACAGCTTAGGAATGACGAAACCCCTACCAATGAGAAAAGTATAACGACATACATAGCCACGGGTGGTAGGCCAGATGTATCACTTGGGTTACCAGGATTTTCTGGGACACCGTCTATTGCGAATAACAAAAACACACACGCCATTAGAGCAAATACGATCGCCGCTGCGCCAAGCTTCATCCCTCTATGCTTCATAAACCCCATCATCCTAGCGATATTATTGCAAAAACCTTAACACAAAATAAGAACCATTCTCAACCAGTCAAGACCAATCGATTTACATCGGCAGGCTCGAAAAGCTCGGCCTGCCGACTGCTCACCTATCGGGCGTAGCTAATAGGGAGCTCCCCATTGATTTGAATCGCATAGTCCTTCGCATTGGCAACCCGACCTACCTCACGAAGCGCTGTCGTAGCTGCCTCATCAAATCCGGTACGATGGCTGCTAGCATTCGCGTCGTACCGATCAGAAAACGCCTTTACCACTCCGGAAAACGAAACTGTTCCTGAGGTATTCCGGGTGATTTTACCCGTGATGTTCAGGGTAATGGTTCCGAGATAAATACGGGGAATAACCGAATCTTGGCCCGTGTAGTAAGACGTATTGAAATTGACAGTCGTTTCCCCAATACGGGCAGTATTGATGATGGCCATCAAATCTGGAATTTTCTCCGGAGTCGGGTTAATACCAATACGACTGATTTGCACACTCGCAGTGTTACCATTGCCCAGCAGCCAATGCTGAATAGCTTTGAAAGGTGTAAACGTCCCACCTGAAAACTCGGTCGGAACCGCTAACTGGGCATTGTTCTGGATCTTAGAACCTTCTTTAATACCCTGATTCCAAGCATCAGCTGTGCTGAGTTTAGGGTTCTTTAGCAATAAGAGATCTGCCCCATGGGCAACTTTCAAATCACCCATGATAAAGCCATCCAGACCATAAGCAGGCTTGTTGCTATGCATCGCATGCAGATGACGCTCCAGCATGGGAGCCCAATCACCTCGAGCGTACGCGGCACTTCGCTCCTGAACCATGCGATTGACGATTGCACCAGGTGAGGGAACGGTGAAACCGGTACTGCGTGAAGTACCGTATTCGTCGGGATATACATAAGTAGCTGGAAGCTCGAATTCCATATTAGTTCCTTTGAGTCGAATGATTAGTCGCGGAGAATTCCGCTTTCATGTCGCTCAAAGGCGATGGCTTGAGGCTCGCGGCCTTCACATGATTCAACGTCCCGCACCGGGAACATTTGATCTGGAGCTGGGCATACTCGCCCACTCGGACCAGTAGTCTGTTGCACTTTCCATATGCAATCTTTAAGCATCTGCAAAAACACACGCAGGTCCGCGGTATCGCTTCACTGCTGATCGGGAGGAACGTCCCGCGGCGGCACTTCGCATACGCCGAGCCGCTTGGCGACCCAGCGCTCGTAAAGACCGATCGCCACATCGGCGCCAGCCATGGCGGTCAGGCAACCCAGGGCGCAAGCGCTCCAGATCGACATGCCGAGGGCGTACAAAAGCATGGTTGCCGATACGCCGCAGACCACGCAGGCACCGGAGCGCAAGGCCAGGCGCCGCAATAACGACCAGCCACGGGCGCCCTCCTTGTCTGCGCGCCACATCTCGCCGGACACCCCGCCCACCAGGGCGAGCACGATGACCAGCCAGATCGGCATGTCCAGCAACGCTTGTTGCTCGTTTGTCATGTCACGCTTCCTGGGGGGTGATGGTTAAGAACGAGAGAATCGATAAGCTATCGAGTGATGAGCATGTCGAGACTGGTCGCGTCGCAGGAGTTGTTGGCTTTCCTGTCGATGACCAGATAAAGCGAAGACGTCGGCGTGACGGCGATGCTGTTCAGCATGAACGTGGCGCTGCCGCCGTTTGCCAGGCTCCCGGACTGGAGCACGGTGTCGCCCAGGTTGAGCGACCAGCCGACACCGTCCCCGCAAGCGTTATGCAGGTCATTGACCCGGCCCAGCACGTTGATATTGCCGGTGACAGGACTGGCCCAGCGGAAAATGCTCTGGCTGTTGGTGCCTGGATGCGTGGCCACGTCGCCCTGCTTGAACACGAAACTGGTGCCCGAGCCGGTGAAGGTGAAGCTTGCGTTGGGAATGGAGATCCAAGCACCCGTCAGGTCGTCACGCCAGCAGGTGGTTGGCTTGCCATTGCATACCCCGGCCTGGAACGTCGGAAAGAGCGTGTAGTTGGCCGAGGCATTCACCCCCGATTTGTTTTGCATGAACGACCAGGGCGAACCGGCCGGCGCCGCTTCGGTCATGAGGTACATGTCCCGGGCCAGGTTCCACGACAGGGCCGTATCAGCCCAACTGTTCAGGGATACGAAGGACGACAGAAACGCAGTCGCCAGCAGGATTTTTTTAAGCAATTCCATTTTTCTTACCTCGATGGATGTCATTGAGTACGGCGTGCAGGGTCTATTCCGCACGCTGTTCGCTCGCCGGCGTTCACTCGAGGCTCAACGGCCTTCACATGATTCAACGTTCCGCATCGGGAACATTTGATCTGGAGTTCGGTGTTCTCGCCCATGCGGGCCAGAAGTCTTTTGCAGTGACCGCATCTGAAATCCTTCAGCATCGAAAGCCCTCCCATTGGCGGCGGTTTGAAGTGCCTCGCGGCACAGGCATTCCAAAAAGCCCGGTTGCCCAGGCTTTTCAGTAATGCGCTTGATCTTTCGGCGCGACTGGCGCGGTACGGATCCATTCAAATTGTTCCTCCGACCGCGGTCCCTGCCCGCCGGATAACTGCTTCTGGTGCTTTACGCTGCACACCCGGGTCAGTTGCCAACCCTCTGAACCGTTAAGGCCGGTTCATCGCTGCCTGTTGGTGGAACTAAAGAGCTTCGTTGCCAGCCGCTTTGTCGAGCGGCTTGGACACAGAATATGCATGGATGCATATACAGTCAATGCGTAAATGCATTTATTTATGCGCGACCAATGCGCAAATGCATGAAACCCTTGGGAACACGGGGGTTGCGGCTTTTCAGGAGGCGAAAAAAAACCCGCACGGCGGCGGGTTTTATCTGACAGCGGAGGGGTTAACGGGCGTACATGCCCCACCAGAAGACGTGACCGAGGATGACGATTTGCTCGTCCTGCATTTCCTGGAAGGTGTAGTCCTCATCCGGATGCTCATCACGGTTGAAGCTGCGCAGGCGGATGCCGGTGGGCAGGCGATAAAGCTGCTTCACCCGCAATTGGCCGTTGTGATTGATGGCGTAGAGGTCACCGTCGACAATGTCGCCGATCCCACACTTGCCTGCGTTCACCCCAACCGTGGCCCCGTCGCGCAGCACCGGCAACATACTGTTGCCGCGCACCGTCACGCACTTGGCCTGATCAAACTGTACGCCGTTGTGGCGCAGGCTGCGCTTGCCAAAGCGCAGGCTTGAGCGCTCGCTTTCCTCGATGACGAATCTTCCTGATCCAGCAGCCAATTCAACCTCGCGCAGAAAAGGGACCGACACTTCGTCTTCTTCGACGGGTGTTTCGTCGTCCCACAGGCTTATGTCCTTGAGTTCGGAATGCGGCTCATCGCGGCGGGCATTGCCGGCGGGCACAACGTCCGCGCGCCCGCGCAACTGATCGGTGCTCACGGCAAAATATTCGGCGATCTTCGAGATGTGTTTATCCGAAGGATCGACGATCTTGCCGCTGAGGATCCGCGAGAGGGTGGACTGAGGCACGCCGGTACGCCGGTGAAGCTCCGTGGGGGAGATCCCGTGCTGATCGAGCAATGCTCTTAATACGGTAGAAACGTTGCGTTTTTGCATAACGCGCATAATGCTTGTTCTTTTCGTAGAAGACAAATGCTGTTTTGCATAAATATGCAATGTGTAGGAGCTGTCGAGTGCAACGAGGCTGCGATCTTTCCCCAGACACTTGAATCTCAAGCGAAAGATCAAAAGATCGCAGGCTTCGCCAGCTCCTACAAAAGCCAACCCCCCTCACCCGGGATTTGCCCTACACGTCCCTAAGAAAAGGCTCCAACCCCGTCCCCCAAATGTGCGACGCAAGGCTACGTTTTCTTGCGCCTCTGCCTACAACTACGCCAGAATCCGCCGGCTTGTGCGCCTTGGAGCCCCTCGGTACTTTTGATCCTGTCACTGCCCATCAGTGATCGGGTTTAGTCGCTCGGTATTCCAAGGCGCTCATTGCTCCATTCAGTCAGGTACTTCTATTCCTGCACTTGATGGTAGCTGTGCGCAGGGCGCCCTCGGGCGCGCCGGTTTCTTGGATCCCCGGTCGACTAACCTGCGTACAGCTGCCGCCCCTCGTTTAGTCGCGAGTGAGTGGTGGCTCAACTTCAAGGATCCATAGAATGCCGAAGAACACTCCAAATCCCCCAGACGATCACGTCTCCCGCAGCCAATCGGCCAACGCCAAGAAACTCGACGACGCGGCCACCCGCGCCCTGGACTATTACCTCAAGCCGAAAGCCGACAAAGAAACCTGCGACACACCCGACACCCTTTTCATCATCGCCCCCAACATCGACGCCGAATGCCTGCTCGCCAACCTCAGCGAAACCCTGGCCTCGGCCAACGCCATGGTCAGCGACCTGGCATTCGACCTGAAGGGCTCGCGACGGAATATCTTGCTGGGGGTTCAACAGATGATCGAGCTGAGCCAGTTGCTGGCGAATCGGGCGCTGGATGTGGTTGAACCGAGGTAGGCATCCATGATGCAAGCCGAGACCTAAGAGAAGCCCGAGCAATCAATGTGGGAGCGAGCTTGCTCGCGATAGCGGTAGTCCAGTGACAACTAAGTTGTATTGGCTGCCGTCATCGCGAGCAAGCTCGCTCCCACAATTTGATCGGGTACAGCCGGAAAGACAGGCCGACTGTCAGGCCGCCTTCGCGAGCAGGCTCGCTCCCACAATGGGCCGCAGTGAACACAGAACTCATGGACACCCAGGATCACCTGTGGGAGCAAAGCTTGCTCGCGATGAGGCCAGCAAACCCAACATCCATGTGACTGAGCCACCGCCATCGCGAGCAAGCTTTGCTCCCACAGTTCTGATGGGTGTACGACCGGGAGAGCCAGGTCGGCTATCAGGCCGCCTCGCGGTGGACGTTGATCTCGGGCGCCCCGTTAACCACGCTGGCTGAACGAAGGTATTGCGCAGTGGGCAACCCGGCATGGATGCCGGGTTAGCCGCGCTGGGCCATGAATGGCCCTTCGCGGCGGCCCACGGAGCAATGCCTTCGTTCAGGCATGCCGAGCCTAGGCGAGGCACCAAGTGGTGGGGCAAAAGCGTTTTGCTTACTTTTGACTGGGCCGGCTTCCGAGCTTTTCAAAAGTGAGCCGCCGTCAGGGCGGAACCCTAAGCAGCCGTTACCGAAAAAACGGATAAGTCCCCAATCCCAAAAACCACTCACATATGGGTAGCACAGACCACCCATGTTAACCTTGCGCCCATCGCGGAAAAGCCGGGCCAATGCCCCTCCTTTTGCCCCACACCTTTCAACGAGCTTGCCTGACACCCATGAATACCGCCGTGAACGACCTCTCCAGCCACACGCCGATGATGCAGCAATACTGGCGCCTGAAGAACCAGCACCCCGATCAGCTGATGTTCTACCGCATGGGCGACTTCTACGAAATCTTCTACGAGGACGCAAAGAAGGCCGCCAAGCTGTTGGACATCACCCTGACGGCACGTGGGCAATCGGCGGGCATGGCCATTCCGATGTGCGGGATTCCTTACCACGCGGCAGAAGGTTACCTGGCGAAGCTGGTCAAGCTCGGCGAATCCGTGGTGATCTGCGAACAAGTCGGCGACCCGGCCACCAGCAAGGGCCCGGTGGAACGCCAAGTCGTGCGGATCATCACCCCAGGCACGGTCAGTGACGAAGCCTTGCTGGATGAACGCCGGGACAACCTGATCGCCGCAGTGCTGGGCGATGAACGCCTGTTCGGCCTGGCGGTGCTGGACATCACCAGCGGTAACTTCTCGGTACTGGAAATCAAGGGCTGGGAAAACCTGCTGGCGGAACTGGAACGGGTCAATCCAGTAGAGCTTTTAATTCCTGATGACTGGCCCAAAGACCTGCCGGCAGAAAAACGCCGTGGCGTGCGTCGTCGGGCGCCGTGGGATTTTGAGCGTGATTCGGCGCTGAAAAGTCTCTGCCAGCAGTTTTCCACCCAGGACCTCAAGGGCTTCGGTTGCGAGAACCTGACCCTGGCCATCGGCGCTGCCGGTTGCCTGCTGGCCTACGCCAAGGAAACCCAGCGCACCGCCCTGCCCCACTTGCGCAGCCTGCGGCACGAACGCCTGGATGACACCGTGGTGCTGGACGGCGCGAGCCGCCGCAACCTGGAACTGGACACCAACCTGGCCGGCGGGCGCGACAACACCTTGCAATCGGTGGTCGATCGCTGCCAGACCGCCATGGGCAGCCGCCTGCTGACACGCTGGTTGAATCGGCCGCTGCGGGACTTGACCGTGCTGCTGGCGCGCCAGTCCTCCATTACCTGCCTGCTGGATCGTTATCGCTTCGAGCAGTTGCAACCGCAGCTCAAGGAAATCGGTGACATCGAGCGGATTCTCGCCCGCATCGGTTTGCGCAACGCCCGTCCCCGCGACCTGGCGCGCCTGCGCGATGCCCTCGGCGCGTTGCCCGAATTGCAGGTGGCGATGACCGACCTCGAAGCGCCACACCTGCAGCAACTGGCGCGCACCACCAGCACCTACCCGGAGCTGGCCGCGCTGCTGGAAAAAGCCATTATCGATAACCCACCCGCGGTGATCCGTGACGGTGGCGTGCTGAAAACCGGCTACGACGCCGAACTCGACGAGCTGCAAGCGCTGAGCGAGAACGCCGGCCAGTTCCTGATCGACCTCGAAGCCCGGGAAAAAGCCCGTACCGGCCTTGCCAACCTCAAGGTCGGCTACAACCGCATCCACGGTTATTTCATCGAATTGCCGAGCAAGCAGGCCGAACAGGCACCAGCCGATTATGTTCGCCGCCAGACCCTCAAGGGCGCCGAGCGTTTCATCACCCCGGAACTCAAGGCGTTCGAAGACAAGGCGCTGTCGGCCAAGAGCCGCGCCCTGGCCCGGGAAAAGATGCTCTATGAAGCGTTGCTCGAAGACCTGATCAGCCAACTGCCGCCGTTACAGGACACTGCTGGCGCCCTAGCGGAACTGGATGTGCTGAGCAACCTGGCCGAACGCGCGCTGAACCTGGACCTCAATTGCCCGCGCTTCGTCAGTGAGCCGTGCATGCGCATCAGCCAGGGTCGTCACCCGGTGGTCGAGCAAGTACTGACCACGCCGTTCGTGGCCAACGACCTGAGCCTGGACGACAACACCCGCATGCTGGTGATCACCGGCCCGAACATGGGCGGTAAATCCACCTACATGCGCCAAACCGCGTTGATCGTGCTGCTGGCCCATATTGGCAGCTTCGTTCCGGCGGCCAGCTGCGAATTGTCCCTGGTGGACCGGATCTTCACCCGCATCGGCTCCAGCGACGACCTGGCCGGTGGACGTTCGACGTTCATGGTGGAAATGAGCGAAACCGCGAACATTCTGCACAACGCCACCGAACGCAGCCTGGTGCTGATGGACGAAGTCGGACGCGGCACCAGCACCTTCGACGGCTTGTCCCTGGCCTGGGCAGCGGCCGAACGCCTCGCGCACCTGCGGGCCTACACGCTGTTCGCCACCCATTACTTCGAACTCACCGTGTTGCCGGAAAGCCAGCCTTTGGTGGCCAACGTCCACCTCAATGCCACCGAGCACAACGAACGCATCGTCTTCCTGCACCACGTGCTGCCCGGCCCGGCCAGCCAGAGCTACGGCCTGGCGGTGGCGCAACTGGCCGGCGTGCCAAGTGAAGTCATTACCCGTGCCCGCGAGCACCTGAGCCGCCTGGAAACCACCAGCCTGCCCCACGAAGCGCCGCGCCCGACCAAAGGCAAACCGGCCGCACCGCAGCAAAGCGACCTGTTCGCCAGCCTGCCGCATCCGGTACTCGATGAACTGGCCAAGCTCGATCTGGACGACCTGACACCTCGTCGGGCACTGGATTTACTCTATACATTGAAGACACGGATCTAA